TATATCAAATTAATAGAAGTGGTTTAAGTCAAAGAATGGCTTTTTTTTATTTAGAGAATCCACCAACAGGAAATAATCAATTAAGAGTTAATTTTAATAATTCTCAATGGAATCCAATTAGCTTACACATAAGAAGCTTTACTAATTCAGGAGGTGTGGGTGCTAGTGCTAGGACTGGTGGTCAATCAACTCCTAATACTCAGAGTTTAACGGTTGAGGATGATTCGTTAATTATGATTACATCATGTTCAATTAACGCTATTACAAGTCAACAAATACCACAGGGAACTAATAGAACTTATACACAACACAATACTAATAGACAGGTGGCAACGGGCGCAATTAGTGCTGATGGTGGTCATAGTGCTGGTAGTATTTCTCTAAGGTCTACCTCAACTTTTGGAAGTGTAACACTAGATAGAACAGAGATAAAAGGATTATCAAGTTCAGTAGATACTAGTGGTGGTGATTTCTTAGCAATATTTTAATTATGGCATTATTTAAAGATATAATAGACGAATTTAAAACGGTTGCGGATGCTTTTGCTTCTGTTAGTTACTTTGTTTATGATAGGGTTAGCAGAGTTAATGGAACTTTACAAAATAAAGCCTATCCAATGATTTTAATTAATTCAACTCCTAACTTTGAGAGAGGTGCTAATAATAATACTTTTTTACCAAGAAATAAACAGTTTACGCTTAACATCTTTTGTTATGGGGATTATAACACAGCAGAAAGAAAGGTTAAAAGCTTACAGCAGAAGCAAGGAGAGATAGATAATATTTTAGACCAATATATCGCTGAGGTTATCAGGAGAAACATAGACGGCTCTAATGGTTTTAGTATTGTTAATAATACTGCTTTAAGTGGTTTTCTGGCTCACGATGTCCATAATGATAAGCTAGTACAATCAACATACACTATTACAGTAGAATTGGATAGTAATTGTACTTTAGGCTCATTTACTTACTAATGGTAGATTTTAAAAAAGTTGGTAAATTAATTATAGCATCTTTACAAAAGGAGTTGTTAGGTCAAGGGCATAAAGCCACTGGCAATTTGATTAACAGCTTTGAACAAAGAGTAATAGAGTTACCTAATAGCATAGTAATAGAGATACTAATGGATGAGTATGGTATCTATGTTAATGAAGGTAGAAAAACAGGAGGTAAGAAAGTACCTATTAGTGTATTAGTTGAATGGATAGAAAGAAAGGCTATTGCAAGCGGTGATAAGGATGTTAAAAGTATGGCTTTTGCTATTCAAAACACAATACATAAAGAAGGAATACCTACTAAAGGCAGTTTTAAGTTTAGTAATAATGGAAGGAGAAAGGGCTTTATAGATTTTGTTATTGATAACGAATTAGATGGAGTTTATAACGAATTAGAACAGCAGGTTTTTGATGGCTATGATGATGCAATAGCTACAATAGTTAAAGATTTTAATATAAAAAATAAGTAATGGCAATAACTTTTACAACTAAACCATCAAACACTAAACCTCATGCGGTTAAAGGTAAGGATGAAATCATAGTTAAATGGACTAGCAATAGTGCTGATATTGTTAGCTGTATAGTTTCAATAAATGTGGGTGATATTTCTAGTGTGCCTAGAGTTTCTGTTGTTAATGTTCAACCTGATAAAGGTACTAGCGGAGCTACAAGTGCTTTTACTTTAGTGTTAAATGATACTTTAGAGAATCAACTGTTTTTTGATGTAAACAAAACAACACTTTCTACTTACTACTTAGATACTATCGGTTTTAAATATTTTAATGTTAAAATTTATGAGGTTACTCTTAATCCTACTACTGGAGAGTTAGACACAAATTACAGCCCTACTGATTCATCAATTACTCCTGATGGTGATTTAGGTGCTGATAGAGTGGTTTACAATACAGGAATAGATGTACTTAGTAAAAATGCTTTTGATGTTACAGATTATGAGTTAATATCTGATACAAAGAAATTTTTAAATGATACTCCTAGTATTAAAGAAATAGAGCTTAATCAAACTGAATATCTAGGGGCTTTATATCGTGATGGCAGTACTATAAATTTAAACTTTAAAGTTGAATATTTAACTTATAACTCATCAGATGCTTTACTAAATACAGATTATATTGATATTACTGATTGGGATGTTGCTTATAGTGGTTACATAGTTCGTCCATACATTACCATTCCAACGGGAACTGCTAACCTAATAGCTGCTGGTATTAGTTTAACTAATGTTGCTTATTACACTATTAGAATAATTAATAATAATGGTGATATGAGTGAGCTAAAAAGATATAATATTATTGGCTCATGTACTCACGATGTACGTATTCATTGGCAAAATAAATACGGCAAAAGAGATAGTTATACTTTTAAAGGCAATAAGCAAGAAAGTTTAGAACATAAGGCATCTACATTTATGAAGGCTAAAGGGTTAGTTTATTCTACTGATGATGGTGGTTTTAGGGTATTACAAAACACATTAACAAACTCTTTTACTGTTTATAGTAAGTCTTTATCAAGAGAGCTTTACCACTTTCTAGGTGATATGCTAATTAATAAAAGAGCATTTGTTGAAATAGACGGCTCTTATTATCCGATTATCATAGAAGATGGAACATTTTTCAAAACTGATGAGAGAGATATGCCTATACAATTTGTTTTAAATTATAGTTTAGCAAATCAAACAAAAGGATTAAAAGGATGAATGAGGTAATAATAAGAATCATAGACACTGCTAACAATGTTGAAGGTGATTTAGATTTAACTAATTTTAACGACTTTCCCTTAGCAATTAATAAGGGTATTGTTAACCTTGATAACCTGAAAGAGCGCAGAGGTACATTTACCAAAATGTTTAAAGTACCAAACTCTAAAAACAATACTAATCTATTATCTAATTTAGACAACATAAACTCTAGGAAAGACTTTAGAGATTGCCTGAATAGAAAGCCTTGCATAATATTTGTAAATAATAATCCTATTGAACATGGATTCGTGCAAGTTGTAAAAGCTTTTAATGATTTCAAAGGAGGTTATTTTGAATTAGTTTTTTATGGTGATAATATTGATTGGGTTAAAGATGCTGCTGAGTTAAATGTTAACACTATCACGTGGATAAATAACACGGAGCAGTATAGACAATCAACAATAGACAACTTAAATGCATTAACTGTATCTAGTACAGATATAGCTTATCCTTACATTAGCAGAGGTGGTAACCAATTAATAGATAGTGCTTCAGTTGAGGATTTCATTCCATGTATTTATTTAAAATCGATTATTACAAAATGTTTTAGCTCAATAGGATATAAAATAGAAAGTAGTTTTATTGATGAGGTAGATACTTTAGTTTGTGATTTAAATTTAAAATTTCAGCAAAGTAAGATTGCTATTGATAATAGTAAAGTACAGGCATCTATGACTACTCCAACAGTTGTAAATGTAGACCCTAACACAACCAAAAGAATTATTTTTAATGATGATACAAACCCTCCTAATGAGGATGAGAACAATTATTACAATCCTACAACGGGAATCTATACAATACCAACCACGGGAACTTATCTGATAACAGTTTTATTAAATAATTTTAATTTAACTACGGGTGATGCTGGACAGTTAAGGCTAGTTAAAAATGGAAGTAGCACAACATCTATCGGTACGGGTGATGTGGTTGCTAATGAGATTATAATTAATGCAGGTAGTGAACCGAATACTTTTCAAGTTACGCTAGTGCAAAATGATGAATTAAGCTTTTATGTTAATCCTGATGATGAGAGTAGTAATCTTGTTTCTTTTGCTAGTGGTACACGCTTTGAAATTCAGTTAACCGCAGAAATTAAAAAAAATGATACTTTCTCTATTAGTAGTATGATTCCTGATAGCGTAAAGTTTTTAGATATACTGAATGATTTTACTAGAATGTTTAATATCTATTATTGGACTGATGTAAAAACAAAAACGGTATATTTTGAGCCTAGAGATGAATTTTTTAATTCACAATCAACCGCTTTAGATTGGTCCAATAAAATAGACCTTAGCAATGGTTATGAAGTTGATTATGTTAGTACTTATAAAAGAACTGTTAATTTTTCATACAAAAAGCCTAGCAAGGATGGATATTTAAAGGAGTGGAAAGAATTAAATAGGAGAGAATATGGTGAGTATAATCACAAATTACCTGATAGATTTAACGAGGGTACAACTAATATTAAATTAGATTTCTTTTCTGCTACTTACGGGCATAAAGCTTTAGAAGCTACACCGACACCACGTGAAGCATTTACCACTTTAAAGATATGGAATGAGTTTAAAAGTAGTCCCGATACTCCAGATACTAGAATAATAGATTATAATCCTAGAATATTCTTTTTTAAAAATGGTGGTCAACTTAGCTCAGATACTTATGAAAGAGCTATAAGTAAATTTAGCACTAGTTCTACTACTATTCCTTATGGAATCTTTGAAACCTATTATAATATTGAACCTCAGATTAATTTAAACTTTGCTAATAGTTTAAAGAATGATGGTACAACAACAGATATAGGCTTGTTTGATAGATATTATTCTAAGATGTTTAAAAACATTCAGGAGGGTGGTAGAATTATAGCCTATTTTGATTTATCACCTACTGATATACAAAATTTAGATTTTAGAGAGTTAATTTATTTAGATGGTGATTCGAGTGTTAAAGGATATTATTTGGTTGAAAAAGTTATTGATTACAACCCATTAAATAGTAAATTAACAAAAGTAAGTTTGTTTAAATTTGAGGACTTAGGGAGTGTTAGTATTGATAACAGCCAAGAAGGTAATAATGATTCTAATACTGATGATGGTTTGACTCCTCCAATTTCACAACCTATTTATGTTGAAAGTGGTAGTACATTAATAGAGGTTTATATTGAAAATCCTGTAACTGGATTACTAGAACCAGTTTTTAAATAATAAGATATGGCAGATAATAAAACATTAGCTTTTAAAGTTGAATTACAAGGTACAGAAACGCAAAAAAAGAAGTTAGCGGCTTTAGAGACTGAGGTAAAAAATTTAACAGACCAAAGAGCTAAACTTAATAAAGCGGTAAAGAGTGGAAACAAAACCACTAAAGAATACGGTATTGAGATTGCAAAGATTAACACAGGTTTAAAAGCCCACAGAAGGCAGTTATTAGTTACTAGGCAAGAGATGCTTAATATAGATGGTTTTACCACTAGATTAGGTAAATCATTTAGAAAAATGGGTACAAGCATAGTTGCTGGTTTTGCTGGTCTATTTGCTATCCAACAAATGACTAGGCTAATCAAAGATGCTTTTGTTACTATCAAAGATTTTGAGCAACAGATGGCAAAAGTTGAGGCTATCACAGGTGCAACAGATGAAGAGATAAAAGCCTTATCAAACTCAGCAAAAACTTTAGGAAGTTCTACACGAAAAACGGCAACAGAAGTAGGTAAACTACAAGAAGAGTTAGCGAAGTTAGGCTTCACTACTGATGAAATATTAGATGCTACAGGTGCAATAATAAACTTATCAGAGGCAACAGGCTCAGACCTTGCACAATCTTCTAGCGTAGCTGCTGGAGTTCTTAATGCTTTTGGTTTAGAGGCTAAAGATACTAAGCAGTTAGTAGATGTAATGGCGAAGAGTTTTAGTAGTTCTGCGCTAGATATTAATAAGTTTGAAATAGGTATGGCTAATGTTGGTCCTGTAACAGCTGAAGCTGGTGTATCTGTTGAAGAAACTACTGCTATGCTAGGAATATTAGTAGATAGAAACGTACAAGCATCTAAAGCAGGTACAGGGCTTAGAAACGTATTTTTAACACTATCTAAAGAGGGTAAAACTTTAGAGGGTGCAATGGCTGAAATTAACTCAGCAACTGATAGAAGTGCTAAAGCAGTAGAGATATTTGGAAAAGAGAATGCAGTTGTAGCAACTATACTAGCAGATACTAGAGATGAGGTAAACGAATTAAACACTTCTTTAAATAATACTGATGATGATGCTGCTAAGATGGCTGAAACAATGGGAGATACTCTAAGCGGTGACCTAGATAAGTTAACTAGTGCTTATGAAGGTTTTGTTTTATCATTGGATTCTGGAGAAGGTGCTATATCTAAAACTATCAGAGGCTTTTTAGATTTTGCTACTGAATCATTAAGGCTAGCATCTATATTAGGTAAGACAACAGCTCAATTAAGGCAAGATGCTTTTGATGAAAAGTTACCAGCTAGGATAAAGCAAATTAGAGAGGATGAAGAGCAATTTCAAAAAGATAATTTAGAAAGGGTTAAAAATAGAAAGGACTTACAAAATGCATCTGATAAGCAAATTTTAGATGCTCAGGTTTTAATGTTAGAGGCGGAAAGAAACCTTTCAGAAATTGCAGTTAAAAGGATAGAGGATAAAATTAAAGAGGGTAATCTAACAGAAGAGCAATTACAAACTCAAAATAATAGGTTAACTACACAACAATCTCAATTAGACATACAAAATGAGCTTTTAACAAACTTTAAAGTTGAGCAAGGTTTACAAAAGGATTTACAAGAGATTGAAAGATTAAAAAGAGTTGAAAAGAATAAAACTTTAAGACTAGAAAAAGAGAGTGCTGAAAGAAGGAAAAAGGAAGTAGCAGAGAACAAGAAGGCTAAAGAAACTATTGATAGAGATACTATTAAATCAATAGCGAATAAAGAAAAGCTAGAGCAAGAGGCTTTAGATATTAAAAAGATATCTACTTTACAAACTGAGAGAGAGATTGAGGATGAAAAGTTAAACATTGCTAGAGAGGCAGCAAAAAAGCAAGTTGATTTAAGTAAGGCAACAGAAGAGGCAAAAAGAAATGAAAAGATAGCCATTGACGCTAAATTTGATGCTCAGGCTGATGCGCTTGGTTTACAAAGAAAAGAAGAAGATAAGGTTAAAGATGATGAAGAAAAACTAGCGTTAAGGCAACAACAATTAGATTATGCTCAAGAAACTGCTAACTTGTTATCAGAAATTTCACAAGCTAGAGTAACAAGGCAAAAAGATTTAGCATTAGCTAGCTTAGATGCTCAATTAGAGCAAGGTTTAATATCTCAAGAGCAATTTGATAAACAAAGAGAGGATATCGAAAGAAAGGCTTTCCAAAGGCAAAAGAGAATAGACATAGCTACAACGGTTGCCAATGGTGCAGTAGCAGCAGGAAAAACAATAGCTAGTTTAGGTGGTATAGGTGCTATTACTCCAGCGGGTATAGCTGCTCTTGCTTTAGTAGCTGCTAAGACTGCAACTCAAGTAGGTATAATAGGCTCTCAATCATTTGCTGAGGGTGGTTACACGGGTGATGGTTTTGGTGCTCCTGATAGTAGTGGTTTTAAAACTGCTGGAGTTGTTCACGAGGGAGAGTATGTAGTTCCAAAAAACGTATTAGAATCACAAAGAGGTAGTAGTTTAGTTAATGCTTTAGAATCTATGAGAACGAATAGACCTCAACCATTTAGTAATTTTGGTTTTGCTAATGGTGGTTTTGCTGGCGGTGGTAGTTTAGATATAGGTAATTTAAGAAATGAGATTTCTCAAGCGGTTGCTGATTCAGTAGGTGCTATTCAAGTTGTAAATAATGCAACAGATACTATTAGCCAAGCTGCTAGAGTCAATAACATCCAATCAGAGGCTACATTTGGATAAAATTATTATATTTAGAGTATGTGGTTAACTGCATTATTTGGTAAAGCAAAAAACATTAGTAGTGATTTAGCGAGTTATGAAAAGAAACTAGATAGGCTTGATATTTGTAACAAATGCCCACATAAAAAGGATAACTTTAAATTTCTATTTATTAAAAAACAAGGAGTACCTCAATGCGGTATTTGTAAATGTGCTTTAATAGATAAAACAATCTGGCAAGATGAACAATGTCCAAAAGGAAAATGGTAGATTTTGACGTTAATAAAAACCTAGAAAATTTAGATAACTTACAAAGGTTAGATATTAAAGAGGCTATTATTAAAACTGATGGTAAAATGTTTCCATGTAGTAAAAGCATAGAATATTTAACAGAACTATTTAAAGAGAATGTTGAACCAAATTTTAAAATTTCATGTGGCAGGTGCAAAAGGAGAATAATAAACTTTTGGAAGCAGAGGCTAGAGAATTGGCAAATGTATTAAATGATACTTTGTTTAGTGTTGTTAATAAAGCAAGCAACGTTAAACAAGCAACAGAGTTATTATTAAGCACAGGATTGATTAATCAGAAAGCTGTAAGAAATATGGCTGTAATTAACGACTATCACATTATGCGAAAGAATCCTTTAATGATGATGAAAGATATTTATTATAACCTATCTGTTAAGTATGATATTTCTGTTAATTTGGTTATTAAAATAGTTTTACAAAAGTAATTTATTATATTAGCGGTATATCTTAGCGATATAATTTTGGGGTTATTTATAGAGGGTTTTTATAGCCCTCTTTTTTTTATATAATTTTTTTATAGACCATTTAGTCTACAATCGTTTATTGTTGTAGTATGAATTGGTATAATGTAAGTAATTCAGTAAATAATAAATTATCTATTTCGATAGATGAAGAGATAGGTTCTTTTGGTATTGATGCAAAAAGCTTCATTGATGAGGTTAAGGTATCAGGTTCTAAAGATATAGAGCTTACTATTAATAGCGGTGGTGGTTCAGTTTTTGATGCTCTTGCTATTTACGACTTTCTTAAAAACTCTTCTTATAATGTTTCTGTAAAAATTGAAGGTTTAGCTGCTAGTGCTGCTACGATCATAGCTTTATCAGGTTCTAATTTACCTGTTATGAGTGAAAACAGTTTCTTTATGATTCACAACGCTTGGATGCCTGTTGTTAGTATGGCTGGCATGAATAGCGACGAGATAAGAGATTATAAAGAAGAGTTAGAAAAGCAGGCTCAGTTGATGGATAAGATTAACTTGAAACTTGCTAAAATCTACGCTAATTCAACAGGTTTAGGATTGGAAACAATTCAGGACATGATGAAAGCAGAAACTTGGTTAACAGCTGAAGAGGCTAAGGAGTATAATTTTATAGGTAGTATAGAGGTTGCTCTTGCTATTGCTGCTTACGCTAGTCCTAAAGAGTTAGCCAAGAAAGGGTACAAAGTACCTTCCAACTATGTAAATCAATTAAATAACGTGAATATGTCTGAAAAAGAAGGTCTATTAGACCAACTAAAGGCTTATGTATCTGAATTATTAGCTCCTAAAGCTGAAGCAGTAGAAGAGGAAGCAGTTGAAGAAACTGTTGAGGAATCTGTTGAAGAGGTTGAGGAAGTTGAAGAGGAAGTAACAGAAGAGCCACAGGATGCAGTTGATGTTGAGTCTATCAAAGCAGAGCTTATGGATTCAGTTAAAGCTGAGTTAACCGCTAAAGATAGCGAGTTAGCAGAATTAAAGAAAGAGTTGGATAAAGCCAAAGCATCGAGAAAGCCTTTAGAGGCTAAAGAAGATGTAGTTAACCCTGAAGCTAAAGTTGAAGAGGTGGATGAGTTAGGTGCTGCAATCCTTAATATTTTAAAATCTTCATATAAAAGCTAAAATTAAAAAAGATGGCAAATTTTATTACACAGTCAATTTCTAGTACTTATTCAGGACAGGAATTTACAGAAATCCTTTTCGCACCTCAAGAAGGTAGCTCGGATTTATCAGGTATTAGAGTAATACCTAACATTAAAGTTAAGGCAAATATGTACCTTAACAGTTCACTAACGAAAATCGTTAGAAAGTATTCAACTTGTGGTTTTTCTGCTACTGGTGGAGTAACATCTGTTTCAGATAGAACTTTAGAAGTTGCTAAACTTAAGGTAAACCTTGAAGAGTGTGGAGATGCTTTTTACGGTACTATCTTTGAAGAGTTTTACGGTTCAGGTACTGCAATCGATGATTTAACTGATACAGTTGTAGGTGAAGTTGCTCGTAAGAGAGTTGCTGAAGCTATTGCAGATGATAATGGTCGTATGGCTTGGTTCGCTGCTTCTAGTGCTGCAAGTGCTGATTACAATCAGTTTGATGGTTTTGTACAGTTGTTTGTAACAGGTTCTGCTTCTTTAGGGAAATATGTAGAAATGACAGCTATTTCAAATGTTG